TCCAATTATTCCGGGGTTTTTAGTTCCTTTGGTACGGCGGCAGGAACCTTTGGAATAATTTTAGGCTTTCTAAATACTGGTGTTTTATATGGTGCGGTTGGTAACGCAAGCGGCAGCCCTGCGCCTGTTGATGTTTCGTCTAGTAGCGCGGTAACCACAAACACTTGGAATCATGTTGCTTTTGTAAGAAACGGAACTTCCCATAAATTATATTTGAATGGTGCAAACGTAGGAACAACAACTGCCACTTCAGCTAGTGTTGGCTCTACAACTTTTGTTATTGGAAGATACTATTACAACGTCAGCAATTTCTATTTAAACGGTTACATATCAAATGTAAGGCTTGCCAGCAGCGCGGTCTATACCGCCAATTTCACCCCGCCGACATCACCAGTCACAGCAATTTTGGGGACTCAGCTCCTGACCAACTTCACCAACGCCGGGATCTACGACGCTGCGGTGCAAAACAATGTGATCACGGTTGGGGATGCCCAAGCATCAACCACGGTATCTAAGTGGTCGCCAACGAGCATGAAGTTTGATGGGACTGGGGATTGGTTGACGGCTATTGATGGGCCGCAACTTCAACTTGGAACTGGAGACTTCACGATTGACGGATGGCTGTACCTGTCTGCAAACGGCGTTGTTTATGGGCTTGTAAGTAAAGGCACGGCGACTACGGGATGGTCGGTCAACGTAACTGTATTGAACAAACTTCAATTTAGTTATACAACGTCCAACTTGACCGGCACAACAACATTAGCCACAGGCACTTGGTATTATTTTGCTGTGGTGCGATCTGGTAGCGCAACCGGAAACCTCAAGGTTTATCTAAATGGATCTGTTGAAGCGACTAGCGGCGGCGCTGTGACGGACAACTTTAACCAAACAAATATTCTGTATGTTGGTGCGGATCGGGTTGGCGCAATGCCTGTAAACGGATACTTGCAAGACGTTCGGATTACCAAATACGCTCGCACGATCACGACGCCAACAGCAGCATTCCCAACGAGGTAATCATGCAACTCGCTAATCAAGATCTGGTCATCAAAGACCACACAGAGTGGTTTCCCAATACATCGTTTGGCAACCGTGGTCCATCGTTAGAATGGATTGCCGAACAGGGGTACTATGTCATCACGGTTTGGAAGCCATATAACCATGCAACAGAGAAGCTAGTACCCGCTGCTCCGCATCTGTATGATGGGATGTGCTGCCTGGTTGACGTTGAGCCGTTGACTGCTGAAGAACTTCAATCCCGTATTGACACGCAGTGGGATGTCATTCGTAGCCAGCGGAACCAGATGCTCAAAGATACGGACTGGACGCAATTGGCGGATTCCCCGGCTGATGATTTGGCGTGGGCAGTTTACCGTCAAGCGTTACGGGACATCACCACGCAAACAGATCCTTTTAAAATTGTCTGGCCTAAGCATCCTGGTCAGGTTGATGTTGCAGTTCCATGATGGTGACTAGATGTCAGACACTACTGAGACCAAACTAGCCGTGCACGAAGCAATATGTTCCGAAAGATACGGGAAAATTTCTGATTCGTTATCCGAAGGCGACAAGCGGATGACCAAGATTGAGTATCTTCTCTACGCAGTGATCGCAGCCGTGTTGTTTGGTCCTGGTGTCGCAGCAGACTTTGTTAAAAAGTTGTTTGGACTATGACTGAAAAGTTAGAGGCTAAGTCACAGTTGATTGAGAAGACCGCGTTTGCGGTGCTTCCGATCTTGTTTACCTGTGTGGTCTATTTGATGTCTGCGTTAGACAAGATCACGCATGATGTGACGGTTCTCAACGCCAAGATTAGTCTTGTGGTTACCAGCGACAACAAGCAGGCGGCAAACAGTGGCGCAGAACTTGCCAGAGAAAAGTTGCGTCAAGATCTGGAGAAGCAGATCAATGAGAACCGAGAACTTATCCACCTGAACCGAGAACGCATCGTCATTCTTGAGCAAAAGGTTAAGTGATGGAATCTTCTTTTGAACATCTTCTCAAGTTCTGGCCTCTGTTGGCCGGGATGATCAGCGTGGTGATCGTGCTAGCGCAGCACCATCAACGGACTGCTGTGTTAGAAGAGAAAGTTAAGATGTTGTTTGACTTGTACAACAAGATGAAAGACAAGCAATGAACATGGATGACTTGTCTTACGTTGAGTTTGGAGACGTAGACGGTCTAGGTGTCATGCTGTTTGAAAATGGCATACAGCACAAGTTGTTCTATGAACAGTTGGCTGACAATGGAATATTAATCCCACAGTATCCTTTGATAGACGCAGACCCTGAAAACCTTGATGACTGGTTGTTTGTTCACAATCAAGAGCATGAAAGACTAGCAAATCAGTTGAATCTAGACAATCCTTTTCAATTGATCAACGCAGATTGGCAAGTAGAAGATGACTTCTATGACTGGATAGGAGTACATTTGAGCATCCATCAACAGATTGTCAAAGTGCTAGGACTGTAATGGACCCACAATTGCAACAAGCTCAGGCAGCAACCCAGCAATTCATGCAGCAGTATGGACTGGATGCTAGGACAATGGCGTCTATAGGACAAGTGGCACAAGAAGCCATACAAGACCAGAGTTTGTATGCAATCTTGCGTGAGCAGTTGTTGGGTAGCCAGATCCTCACAGAAAAAGAATTGCCAGAACAGGTCAACTACATGACCTTGGCTGCGCTTGCGTCTATGGGCGCCCTGGCAGGAGGTGAATAATGGCTGACAACTACGTTGATGAAGTTGGGTCACTAGACCCTTCGTTTAAAACAGTTAAGCAGACTCGACAGGGTTACCAGCCAGTTTACAACCCTATGAACTACCCGTATCCAGGGGAAAAGGGTGGGTTCAACATTGGTCAAGTATTTAGTGTTGCACTGGCCGTTGCATCGCTGGCTGTTCCGGGTATAGGCCAAGCTATTGGGTCTGCAATTCTTGGTGCTGCTGGCATTACAGGCGTGTCTGCCGCAGTGACAGTAGGTGTTGGAACTGCTGCATTGTCTGCTGCGTCTACTGCTGCCGCAGGTGGTAGCGTAAAGGATGTACTCAAGAACGCTGCTAGTGCTGGATTTGCATCCGGAATAAACATTGGTTTAGGAGGTGGAGTAACTGGCGCTGCCGCAGGTTCTGTTGCAGGGACTGCTATCAAAGGTGGAAATGCAGACCAAGTTTTAACAAATGCTCTTGCAGCAGGTGTTGGAGCTGGTGTTCAGGATGTTCTGCCTGATAATCCAGATGCCGGTAAAATCATAGGCTCTGCTGCCAGAAGTTACATATCCACGGGTGGAAACATTGATCAAACATTGTTGAACACAACTATAACGGCTATTGGCACGCTAGACCAACCATCAAAAACAAATCAACAACCTACAAATACGTCTTCTAGATCTGGATCGACGCTAACAAGGACAATCGCTCCAGAATCTCAACCTTCCTCTCCTACCGTTTCTGAAACTCCTATAAAACTTGGTGACACTTATTATTACCCCATGTCTAACGGAGGGGCTGCTTACACAGATGACAAAGGGGTAAGCAGATACATATCAGCAGCGGAATTTGAAGCAGACAAATCTACTTTTGGTGTTTCTGAACCAACAACTGCTGTTCCTCGTGAGGACGTTGCCACTACAACATTATATCCACAAACAATTATTGGTACTAAACCAGACGTATCACCTGTTGTTACTGATCTTGACTTGGTAAATGAAGTTGCTGGGCAACAACCACCCGATGTTAATTCTAGAGAGTTAGAAAGGGTTATTGTTCAAGGCAGAAGAGAATCAAATGTAGCACCAGTTGTTACAGAATTAGATCCGGTAACTGTTATTGGACAAAGAGATCCTGTTTATGAATTAGATCGTGTAACAATTACCGGGAAACAAGATTCTGATGTTGACACTCTTGATACTTCAAAAGTTGAAGAAGAAAAGCCTGAGGATTCCAAAGAAGAACCCAAAAATTTTTATCCAGTTGTCACTGGCGTCTCTCGCACTGGGAAACCAAGAGCGCCGTCTATAATTACTGGCGGAAGTTCCGCTCGATTGTTGGCAGACGCTCTGGCTGCTTACCGGCCAGCGGGGGCTATAGAGGGTGAAGAGTCTGGGAAAGAAAGGCAAAATGTTTGGAATAAAAAATCACTGCGTCTCAAAGACGCTCTGGGGTTGTAAATGAGTGAACTACGCAAGATGACCCGTATGGGTGGAGATCTCCGCAAGATTGCCCGTCTGTTGCAAGACAAGGGCAGGAACGGAG